GTCAATTGATATGTTTTGAACCATTAAAATCATCTAGAGATATTCTTGAAAAGAATTTAAAAATAAATAACTGCAATAATGTTGAGGTTTCTGATTTTGGATTATCTGACTCTTTAGGGTCTACATCTTTCTCTTATGTAAATAATGGAAATATTGGTGGAGCAGTGTTAGAAGATTCTGATAATGGAGATATCGCATTAATAAATATTGATTCACTCAATTTATCAAAATTAGATTTTGTTAAACTTGATATTGAGGGATATGAAAAATCTGCAATTATTGGTGGTATCGAAACAATAAAGAAGTTTAAACCAACAATAGTATTAGAGTGTTGGGAAAATTATCCAAATGCATCATTAGAACATACTCAAAAAGAATTTAGTATGCTTACCGATATTGGATATTCTATTATTCAGATTGGTCACCATGACTTTTTGTTTGTACCTGAAGGAAATAATGAATAGAATACAAAAATTAATAAAACAACTGTCAAATGACTCTACTAACCCAGAAATTAATTTTGAACTAGGTATTGAGTATGAAAAAATTGGTCAGAGTTCTTCTGCTGCTTTTTATTTTCTAAGATGTGCTGAACATGGTTATGATACTCATAAACTGATTGCATACTCTGCACTTCTTAAAGTTGCTAATTGTTTATCTAGCCAAAATAATCGAATGGCTACTGTTAAAGGATCTATCTTACAGGCTATATCTTTTATTCCAAATAGACCAGAGGCATATTTTATGATGTCTAAACTATATGAACAAGAAAAAGAATGGCAACTATCTTATACATTTGCATCTATAGGATTGCAGCATAAGGATATATATGTTGAACTATATTCTGATGTTGGGTATAGAAGTAATTGTTCTTTAGAATTTCAAATTGGTGTTGCTGCATATTGGCTTGGCAGAAAAGATGAAAGTATTGATATTTTTAAAGAATTGTATTTAAAGGATATTCCAGAAGAATATATGAATTCTATTAAGAATAACCTAAATGTTCTCGGTATTTCTAGTACTCAAGATAGTTAATTCACCATTAGCATTTGCATAGGTGTTATATTCTACAAAGTCTGGATCTTGATCTGATTCTGCTGGTGCCACTACTTTTTGGTCTGAATCACGAATAACTAAACCTTCGTCTAAAATAATTGTATACATTATGAAGCATCTCCTTCTATATAAATAAAGCCAAGATCAATCGCACAAGAGGTTGCTGTTGCGTTATTAGTTCTCCACATTTGAAGACCTAGCATGGTTCCAGTGTTTGGTAACTGAGTACCTGCAGTTGCTGCTGTAAGTGTTCCAGTCGCTACTGCTCCAGTATTTAAGTTAGTTACCTGATACGATACTACTGTTGTGGAAGTATATGCATTAGAAAATATAACTTCATACCCCTGACCAGTGGCATTCATTGGGAAGTTTGCACCAAGATCGATTGCTGTTTGAGCAGCAGAACCACCATAGAAAATCTTTAATGTTGTATCTGCAGCACCAGCACCAACACCAATTATATTTGTAAGAGTTGATGGTTCAACGTTAGTTGGGGTTGCAATAGAAGATGATAATCCAACAAATGTTCTACATGCTGTTAAGAATGCTGTATCAGTAATTCCAAAACGATAAACCATATAGAATCCACCAGTATCTGTAGTATTTCCCATAGTCCATTGAGCACCTGGAGTATAAATACCAGCAAAACGACCAGCAGTTGCAGCAGTAACAAAACCAATACGCTTTGTTTTTGTCCAAGCATTAGTAGCAGCATAAGTACGAGCAGTCAAAGTTGCAGCGGTAGTTGGCTGAGTTAAAGTACCAGAACCAATAAATGGTGCAAGAGTTGTTGAACCAAATCCTGGAGTATATAGACCAATATTTTTCTGATATAGAGAGTTTTGAATTTGGGTAATTCTGTTACCAGATGATTCTGTATATAAGAATGGCTTTCCAGATAGAGATTTAGTATATAAACCTAAATCTGTTCCTGTAGGTGCAGTTGGATCTGTTGTACCACCTGTTAATACTACAGTTCCTGCTGAACCAGATGGTCCTTGGATACCTTGGATACCCTGAGTCCCTTGTGTACCTGTACCAGTAAAACCTTGGATACCTTGGGTACCAGTTCCAGTAAATCCTTGGATACCCTGGATTCCTTGTGTTCCAGAACCAGTGATGCCCTGGGCACCTTGAGCACCTTGGGTTCCATCATTACCGTTATATCCCTGGACTCCCTGTGCACCATTTAATCCAGAAAATCCTTGTGTTCCCTGTAACCCTATTCCAGTTAAACCTTGTGAACCAGTTGAACCAGCAAATCCTTGTGTGCCCTGAAGTCCCTGAGTTCCAGCACCTGTTGCACCCTGTATTCCATCAAATCCTTGTGTTCCTTGCAAGCCTTGTATACCTTGAGCACCAGTGTCACCCTTGTCACCAGTACGAGCCATTGTAAGTAGGAAGTGGATGCCATCAGTTAATCCAGATGGTGTCGTTCCAGATACAAAACTAATTGGCACTGTAAAGAATTGATTTACAGAATCTTCTGTGTGATATCCAGTAATTGCAAAAATTGGTGGTGTCCATGCAGAAGGCGTAAACTGGTTGCTTACGCTAAAGTGTCCCTTAATCGCAGATGTAGAATCATCAATAGTTTGTAGATATGAGTATGAACTTGCACCTTCATCATCAATATAATGAATATACATTTGAGTTGCTAAAGTCCAGTCAGCATTATTAAACTTTATATATCCAGATGCTGGGGCAGATGAAGTTGTGTTTGTTGAGAACTTATAGTCAAGAGTTGCTCCACCAAAACTTCCAGTAGTACCCTGAGTTCCAGTAAAACCTTGAGTACCCTGAATACCCTGGGTACCTTGCGTACCACTTCCAGTAATACCTTGTGAACCAGTTGAACCAGTGAAACCCTGTGTTCCTTGAGATCCATTAGTTCCAGAGAATCCTTGTGTACCCTGTGTACCACTTCCAGTTAATCCTTGTATACCTTGAGTACCCTGTGTACCTTGAGTACCAGTACCAGTTCTTCCCTGAATACCCTGGATTCCTTGTGTACCCTGTGTTCCAGTTCCTGTAATACCTTGGGATCCTTGAGTTCCTTGAGATCCAATTCCTATAGTACCTTGTGTACCTTGGCTTCCAGTTGAACCAATAAATCCTTGGGTTCCTTGTGTACCATTAGTTCCAGCATAACCTTGAACACCTTGTACTCCTTGATATCCCTGAACACCTTGTGTTCCAATTATTTTACCATTTTTCCAATATCCAGCGGTAGAATCCCAGATAACACCATCGTTATTTTGTACATTTGTTAATACTAAATTATGCAGTTCTTCAAGTTCAAAACCATTTTGTACTCTAACAATAATAGATCCATTATTTACGTTACTTTTTCCAACTACACCTAAAAATACTAAATGGTTTGGTGCAACAGGCTTATTCGATAAACCAAAAACTAATCCTCCAGCAACTGTTGGTGATAACCATACAGGGTCACCTGATACTGCCAACGTAGTATCAATACCAGATACTAAACCATTTTGTATAACGAAGCCAGTTGCTCCCTGTGCTAAATCTTGCATCAAAAGACCCAATGTCTTACTTGATGTTGATTCAGCATTAGCCTGTGCTAAGGCAATTCTTGGGGTATCACTAGAGTTTCCAGCATTTGAAATATATACTGCTTGACCTTTATATAAAGTAGATCCAGTATTATTTATAACTTGTTGTCTTAAGTCTGTAGTATAGTTATCAATCCAACTAGTATCATAACTAGTTGAACTGTTTTTAGCGAGAATTTGACCAGCAGTTCCATTAGGAGCAACTCCAAAACCAACTATACCTTGTGTACCCTGGATACCATTTGCCCCTTGAATACCTGTAAATCCCTGAGTTCCCTGTGCTCCAGTATTTCCAACAGTTCCTTGTGAACCATTTGAGCCTTGTGTTCCATTAGCACCTTGAGAACCAGTTATACCCTGTAAACCTTGAATTCCCTGGGTTCCGTCAGCACCGATGTATCCAGCAGATCCCTGCACACCTTGCGTACCTTGTAATCCAGAAGTTCCCTGAGCACCACTTGCACCTTTAGCAAATGGAACAACTTTTATTGTTGGAGATACGTTTGGACTTACAATGATATTGATTTTTGCCATTACGGAATGTTCACTCCACTTACATCAGAGAGGACTACGATATTTCCAATTACTGGTGTCCATACTCTGTTATCACTTGTTGTTACTTCGATATCAAATAGTAGTTCAGAGGATATCTGTTTATATCCTGTTCCCCAGGTAGAGGTAATAGATGGTAGTGCCGTAATTTCAACATAACCATCACCGTGAGAAACTTGGAGGGAATTTAGAACACTACCCTTTAAATCATAGGTTGACGAACGATATGTCCAACCTGTAGTATCATAATAAGTCTTTTCATCATCTTGAAGAAATTCAATACGCATAGTTGCTGTGTCTCCACGAACTATTTGCCATTTGGGTTGTACTGGATCTGCTCCAAAGATATCAGGTAGGGATGAACTCATAATAATTAATTATACTACAAAATAAAAAAACTAGTGCCCAGGATGTGGGTATGAGAGAGAATCCTGAGCACTAGTAGTATAAATACTATCATAAAACTGGTTTTTGTGATTGTTACAAAAATGTTACAAGAAATTTACATAAAAAGTACTTGACAAGATGATTTTCTTATATATAATATATATATCTATTAAATATAAATAATAAATAAATTATATAAGTTATATATTATATATAAATATATATTAATAATAAATAATAATAATCGCTAGTTTTTATTGCGAGAAAGATAATCTATAAACATATGGGTTAGGTTATCTAGTTTTGATTCTAATTTTTGATGAAATTCATCACCTGCTGTATTCTGATCTGTTAATTTAAGGATGTCTAATTCCATTCTATTTACCTGATCTTTTATTGATTTACCAGAGTTAGGTTTTAATTCATGTTTGATTTCATCAAAATAATGCTTGACTAGCCATCTGACTCCTAAAACTATTGATGTTAAAACACTAATAACACCAACAATAGTTCCAATAACTGCGTCCCAAGCAAAGTTCATAATAGAATAATTATATATTATTTATATTACATTTTTCTTGACTTTTCCACAATCTGTTGATAACATAAATACCTTATGAAAAAAGCAATTCTAAAAACACTAAGCCATTCTCTTGACTTGATCATCTCTCCAGATATTGATGGATTGACCTCTGCTGCCCTCCTGGCAGACTTTAATGGGTCTCGCATAGTGGGAACCTATGACAAAAACGTAATGGCTCTCATGGACGGTATAGACCCCAAAGAATGCCTATTCGTAGATTGTGATATGAATAGACCAGAGTTCGTTTCGATCGGTAATCACATGCGTTTAAGTCAAGGCGATAATATGTCATCAAAGTCATTTAACCCAAATGTTTTTTATTCGGTCAATAAGTACAATGAAAAATATCCATTTGCAACTGCGTTTTTAATTTCGTTCGCAATAGGAGTTCCCACATCCCACCAAACCAAACTAACAATGGCATATGCCGATTCTACATACAAGAATCTTGTAAATTACGGCGTAAATATGAATAACTGGTATAAACGGATGAAACATGATGAACTTGACTTTGTTTTTGACCTTTCCGAAGAAAATGTTATAGAATTGTTACAATTGGAAGAAGAATTCCCAAAACAGGGATTCGTGTCTAGGCGTTTGGGGGAAAGTAAGTATCTAAAGGCTATGTCGGATGTTTTGGATATTGAATTAACTCAATATAGAAAGTTTGTACCTGGAAAAGTTGACAAAAATACCTTGATAAGGTATAATAGAGATATAATTTCGTATGCAGAAATCTATGGTGGAGAATATGCAGTTACGTATGATCAAGAAAAGTAGGAAAATTATGGAAAATTTGTTCTTTACCCCAGAAAATTATGTAAAAGTATACCAAGATCGCAATTGGTTGGCTAATGAGTTTCTAACTCTGCGTAAAACACCTAAACAGATTGGAAGATCTGTACATGTATCTTATAAGTTGATCAACCGATGGTTGATTGATCTTGGATTGATTGAAAGAACGTCAGAGACGAGGGTTCCATAATGATTGAAGTTACATTTTCTCTGATTGGTGTTGCACTGTTTGCAATTTATCTTACAATAGTGAATATTTGGTATAAATAATGGTCATAATGTTTTTTATTAAGCACTTCCTGGCAGATTTTGTCTTTCAGGATAAGAAGATGTCGCATTCAAAGAAAAGATATTTTTATTTTAACCATTCAGCGATACATGGTGGACTTACTGCTCTTGGTTTGGTGTTTTTTACTACAATCCATACCGCCATTTTCTTTGGAATGGTCGATTTTTTAGTACATCACAATATTGATTATTTGAAAACTAGGTTGACTCATAATCTAACTCATGCAGATCGCAAATACTGGATTTATTTTGGATTGGATCAGTTTCTTCATTACATGACCTATGCAGCAATATTAATATTTATGTTGCATTACCACTTCTGGACTCTTTGGTTTGCGTAATTACTTAACTTTGTAAGTGATGTCGTTTTCTGTACACCAGTATTCTGCTTCATCTTGTGTCTTGAAAGATGTCAAAACAATACCGTTGCCAAATACATGCCAAAAAAGACCATTGTCACTTAAACTAATTGTATATTTCATATATCTAGTATACCCGAAAATCTGAAAAAAATTATTTTTTTGATTTGATGAAAATCTGAATATTTTTTAAAGATGAATGATGCAGCAAAAAAGATCAAACATTTGTTCGAAATAGTGAGCACACAAGATCACTACACACCCTCAAAACGTTATAATTTCGTTACCTAATGTTTACCTAAATAGACTTGACAAACACTAACTAATCAAATAGACTATAGGTATAAAGAATAGGAAATAAAAAATGGAAGAAATCAAAGTAACCCTAGTAGACGGTCAGGTCTATGTAGTCCCTGCTGACCTCTATGGTCAGTTCCTTAGCCGTAATGGTATCAGTATCTTCGACATTCAGAGTGCGGTGCGTGTATAGTGAGTAAGTTTGTTATAGCACTAGGTCTAGTAATGTTTAGTGTATTTGTTGTTCGTGAATGGTCTGTTGCCACTACCCCCGATAATGCGATGCTGGTAAATAGTTATTCATCTACCGCTATCTTCTGGATGTGGGTAGCAGGTATTGGTCTAGTCTATAGGGTGCTTCGCAAGTAGCGACACGCCCAAGGGCGGCGCCCCCCGTTACCAAATCGTTACCTAATGTTTACCTAAATAGACTTGACAAATCCCCTAATGTGTGATTGAATAGTAATAGATAAAAAGAAAGGTTCAAAAAGATGAACACTGTAGAAAATGTAAAAGATGTAGTAAACATTGGTCGCAACATTCTGGTTGCTACCTGCACCGAGTGTGGTGAGCGTGTTGTAATGGGTAGGTTTGTAGACCACTTCCAACACGAGGTTGTGCTAGAGCGAACCTATCACGAGAGTGGAACGGTTGCTAGTCAGCGTTCAAAGATGATTGACTACTGCCCAAAGGCATAGTTCGTTATCAAATCGTTATCAAAATAGACTTGACAAACTAAATAATTTATGCTTAGATAGTAATAGATAAAGAAAAGGACAGAAAATGAACAACATTGAATGGGTAGTATCAGGAACCACTGCTGAAGGCGTTACCTATAGGGGTATCCAGAAGGCTATGTATGGTCACCCTGCTATTGCTTTCTTTGCTAAGGCTAATGGCGTTAGTTTTGTTTCGGCTTCCGCTGAAAAGAAAATCAACTTTGACAACTTCCTAGCAGAGGGTAAGCGTAAGCCACTATAATAAGTAGTGCGACACACCCGACACCAGGTGCGCCCCCCTGCGGTGGGCGTGTCGTTATAAAACCGTTACCAAATAAGATCAAGATCTACGAATAAATGTCAGACCCCCGTGTTACTGTATAAGTAGATAAAGAAAGGTAAAACTAATGAACATCAACTTCAAAACCCCAAGCGTAGAGGCTCGCTACATCGCCCTAACGGCTCACTATGATGACCGTTTCTATGTAAACAACTGCCTTTGTGGCTATGAGTTATTTGGAAAAACCAAGTCTGCCCTAATGGAAGCCTTTGAACTTCACATTCAGACTTGCGAAACAAAAAGCCTAATGGCAAAATAAATGTCAGACCCCTGTGCTAGTCTGTAAGTAACTAAGAAAGGCAAACTAATGGAAAACACAACTCTCAACCCAATACTTGATAAGGTTATCTCTGGGGCTGAAGCCCTAATGGAGCGTCCACTCACAGAGTTGGAACTCTCTCTGGTTTCCTATGCTATAACTATGACTGAAATCCTGAACGGGGGTTACTAATGATAATGTGCCGTTGTTGTGGAAAACCTGTTTCTCCATTGTTCAATGCTGTAACTGTAAACGCTTCAACCTACTGTATGGAATGCTTCAAGTCTGGAAAGGTAAACTACTAATGGCTATTTTTATTTTGGAATACACTAATGGGGATAAGGTTATTTCTTCAGGTGAGTTTATCAAAGCCTGGAATGATGACTACCGCCAAAAGGGGCATTCTCTTTGGTCTTGTGTAGAGATTAGCCACCCTAGCCAGGCATCCAAACTATAGCGACACGCCCGAGAGGGGCGCCCCCTGTGGATAACTCTGTTGATAACTTTTTTAAGAAAGATCGGCGTGTCGCTTGATAAATGTCCTACCCCTGTTTTATAATAGTAGTATCAAGAAAGGAAAACTAATGACCAAAGATGAAAAACTAGCCCTGTTGGAAAACATTGTTCGCAATCAGGATGAAAATACCCACCTAGTCTATGCCCGTATGTATGGAATGCTCTCTGCTTGGGTTCGTGATGAAGATTTAGACTTTATGCTAAAATACCGTGGCGTAGACCTTGACAATCTACCCGAAAACCTGTAAACTAATAACAACAAACAAAGGACAGAAAAATGATGACACGCAAAGACTATGTAGCAACCTCTAACATTCTGGCAGGTATTCGGGATAGCCTATGCTCTCTAGGTGCTGAGGGTGAAGATGTATTTGCTAATCTAGTTGCTGATTTTGCAGTAATGTTTGAAGAAGACAACGAGCGTTTTGACGGTATCCGTTTTGATAACGCTTGCTGGGGAGAGGACTAAGATGTTATATGTTCTATTTGGCATTGGTTATTTTGCTCTCAGTGCTTATATTCTTTATCAGGCAGTAATGCTTGACAAATACCGCAAATGGGTGAAAGAGTTACAGCCTCCATTCTAAAAATGGAATATGTGGGGATAGGGTGAGCCTGGAAACAGCAAATAAACCTATCCCCGACACGCCCGATCGGGGCGCCCCCTGCGGTGGGCGTGTCTTAAGAATAAATGTCCTAGGTGTCTGCTATGCTGAAAGCATAAAGAAAGGATAACTAATGACCAACTTCGACTTTGCGAGCGTAGACCCAGACATTCGTGTTTGCGTTTACTGCCTCAACCTCACCTTTGCCTATGTTTGCCCAACCTGTAACGAATACAAGGGGCTAATGCCTGTAAATCAGGAAACTTGCGATTATCTTGATGTTCACCCAAAAGACATAATCGATGAATAAATGTCTTACCCCTCTGCTAGTCTATTTTTATAACGAAAGGTAAAACTATGTGTAACTGCGAAGACCGCCCTTGCTGTGGCTGTGGAGACCTAGTGTCTCGCTATGATGACCCCGACTACTACCCTTGGGAGCGATAAAATGATGAAAGTTACTTGGATACACAATGGCATAGAGGTTGTCTCTGCTGTAGATATTCGTGACCTGAATAAGTTTGTTCAGACTCATGACTGTAGAGTTATCGAAGCATTTAGATAACGACACACCCGAAAGGGTGGGCGCCCCCTGCCACCAAAATCAATTAAGAAACAATTAAGAAAATGCTTGACATTTCCCCAAATCTGATGTAAAATAATCTTATGAAGAAAAACAAGAAACCTCTAGGTAAGGCTAATGAGGCAAGACGCAAGGCAGAGGCTTCTGCTTTGTTTGAGTCTATGCTTTTGAATAAACACCTTATCGTTACCCCTGAAAACCGCAAGGGCAGTCGTTCAGTAAACATTCGCAAGGCTATCAAGGAGAGTTACTAATGGTAAGTATTGAGAAACTAATCGAGTTAGGCGTATTGCGTCAGTCTATCTTTGGATCTGGTGACTGGTATGTTATCTATACCGAGAATGGTCCTGTTGATGTATCGCTTTCTCAACTTACCGCTGAATAAATGTCATACCCCTATGCTAATCTATAAATAATCAAACAAAGGACAAATAATGGGCACTCGCAACTTGACTAAGGTTATTGACGGTAATGGAGAAGTAAAGGTTGCTCAATACGGGCAATGGGACGGCTATCCTAGTGGACAGGGTTTATCTGCCTTATACCACGCCCGTAACGCTCACGCTATTTCTGCATCGTTGCCTTATGTTCGTTTTGTTTCAGAAGATGAAGCAAACGCTCTAATGGCTGGCTATGACTTTGCTAATGGTAACTTTAGCCGTGACTTTCCTAGTCTTAGCCGTGATACAGGTGCTGACATTCTAGGAGTTATTGTTTATTCCGCTGGCGAAGTGCCTTTGATAGATAACCGTGAGTTTGAGAATGACGACCTATTCTGTGAAGGCGTTTACACTATTGACTTTCAGACTAATAGTTTTATTAGTAAGTTTGGAGATAACCACGTTTTGTTTCCACTTGACAACTTGCCTACTAACGATGAGTATTTGGAAGCCTTTAGGGATTGACAAATACCCCCGTTTCCTATAAACTAAAGATACCCCAAAAGAAAGAATACTAATGACAGGTTATGTTACTCGCCAGACCAAAGTTTCCGATGTTAGCCGTTGGATTGAAGACTATGTTAGTGAAACTGGCACGGTATGGTATGCCGAAAACTTTTTTGGATACTACAAAACCAAACTGAATGGCAAGACTAAGTATTTCAAGGGCGAGATGGCTGAAATGGACATTGAGCGTATGTTTAGAGATGCTGGTGATTACTCTTGCCAACTATAAGTGACCCTGCAGGTTGTCTTATTTGGATAATCATAATCGGTTGTGTTATTGGTGGTTTTATTAGCCAATAGCACCCCCAGGGGGCGCACCCTCGATCCCGACACACTAAAATTCTTTTACGTAAGTCTTGACTTTTCCACTAGTCTTTGCTAAACTAAATACATAAAGAAAGGTCAAAACCCCTATGGCACTTATTCGTTCAAAAGACCGCAAGGTTGCTAATCAGGTAAATAAGTCTGGCACTCAAGCAAGTATGGCTAACACTTTTGGTTTACCGTCTGGAAAAGCGTATGCTTGCCCTGGGGCAACATCCGTATGTGAAAAGATTTGCTACGCTGGCAACCTTGAGCGAGTATTCAAGGGAGTAAAGTCTGTTTTGCTATCCAACTGGGAGCAACTAAAAGACGCAGACCTAAACACTATGGTGATTTTGCTTGATGAAATGATTCAAGATTTCAAGGCTGAATGTGAAAAGCGTAATGCCGAGAAACTATTCCGTATTCACTGGGATGGCGATTTCTTTAGTGAGATTTATGCTAGTGCTTGGCGTGGCGTTATTCTATCTAATCCCGATGTTCAGTTTTGGGCATACACCCGTTCAGACTTTGCTGTTCCGATTCTAATCGGTATTGACAACCTTAGTCTTTACTTTTCTGCCGATGAAGCAAACAAAGATTTGGCTATTAGCCTAAAGCAAACTTATGGCGTAAAACTTGCCTATCTTGCTAAGGATTTTGCTACTGGCAAGAGTGATTTTGAACAACTACAGGATAAGTCTGCTATTCCCTGCCCTGAAAACAATAAGAAAATCAAGATGATTAGCGATAAGGGTTCTGCTTGCGTTATGTGTTCGCAATGTGTTTTCAATCGCAATGACATTCTGTTTAGTGCTAGTAAAAAGTAGGTAGATAATGTTTGTATTTATAGTAATTTTGGCTATTGCTACTGTATTCCTGGCATTTTTGAACCAGTAGCCCCCACGGGGGCGCCCCCTGTGGATAACTCTGTTGATAACTTATTTAAGAAAACACTTGACAAATCCCTGATTATGCCCCATAATAGTATTACAAGGAAATCAGAAATCCAGCAAGACCAAATAAAAAAAATAAAAAAGTTTGAGAAAACGCTTGACAAATACTGATTTTCCTGTCATAATAGATAAGTAAACAAATCAACCAAACAAAATCCTAGTAAGAAAAACTAGGTGTAAGGAAGCAAAATGGCAATCATCGCCCCAACTGTTGGCTCACAGTTCACCACTCAGGTATCTAAGGTATCTGGTATCGTTCGTGAGGTAGTTCAGAACAAGTCTGGCTCGTTCCGAGTTCGTCTTGATGTAAACGGAACTGACCGCTGGTCTACCGTAAAGTAAATCCCTAACGGGGCAGACCTGAGCAAGTCTTGGCAACAAAAACTGCTCACCTTTCATAACCCTAACCCCAAAAAGAAAGAAGTCCTATAATGGCTCGTTCCCTATCCGTCAAAGTTCCAACCGCTAGTCTTATCGGTCTAGTTGAAGCAAAGATTGCTGACCTTGAAGCAAAGATTGCTACCTATCCTGCTGACCTAAAGGCATACAAGGAAGCACAGAAGATTTACACGGCTAATCTTATCAAGGCTGCTATTGACGCTCTCAATGTTGACCCAAATGCTGAGGGTGTCAACGCTGGGCTTTGCTACAATGGTCGTGATGTAAATGTTTCCATTGACAGTTCTTTGGTTGCCCTGCCAGAAGCACCTGTTGCTCCAACTGACCCAAATCAGCGTGAATGGTTTGGTAATACTCACCTTGCCCGTCTTGATGTTCTCAAGAAGAACCTACAAGTTCTCAAGTTGACTACTCAGGAAGAGGTAAATGCTTCAACCTACAACTCTGTAATGGAGTTGCTGTAAACTCCCATCGTTCGGGAAAACACCTGAGCAAGTGTAAAAACTGCTCAATGCTCCCATAGGATAGTGGTTAGTCTTCTGGTCTTTCATACCAGCGGTGAGAGTTCGATTCTCTCTGGGAGTGCCCAAGGAGCGCCCCCGACACGATAAAAATACTTTAAGAAAACACTTGACTTTTTCCAGATTTTCGGGCATAATAGATATATAAAGAAAGAGAGCAACCCCAATGGCTTATACTATGTTTGACGAGAATACCATGTACATTGCTGACGATGGCAACTATGGTGGTGGAGCAATAATCATTACCAGTTTTAGTGAGTTTACTGAAGAGCAGATTGACATTCTTGATACCCTCGGTGATAACGACAAGTTTGACTATGCTTATGCTGTTTTGAATGGCAAAGACACGTCCGAATGGGATAACGACTACCTATAATGTCATACCCCTACGCTAGAATAGTTTTATAACAAACAAAGGAACCCCTATGGACGAGATTATCGAAAACCCACCAACTAACTATAACGTTATCAATCAGGCATTGACTGAAAGCAATCACCCAGTGCTTACTAACCTGAAAACCCAGATTGCTCAACTTGAAACACAGTTGGCTACTGCAAAAGCAGACGCAGATTCTAATCGTGAACGCTGGCAACGTTGGATGAATGCTAAGAATAAGCAGGAAGAAAACTTCAAGCAAGCATTGCTATCTGCTCTTAGTGACGACCAAGACGAAGATACCGTCCGATACATTGCTAGGTCCGCAGAGATTGACCTAACAGTATCAAAGAAGTTCGAAGTCAATGTTACTTTTACTATTGATGTAGAACTTGAGATTGGTCAAGAGATTGACCCAGATTGGGATTTTATGTTTAGTGTTAGCAATGACAACGATAACGTTATTGACTATAACTCTGATGTTATTTGGAGCAATGAGATTTCATAGGGGTATGAAAAAACATCCTGAGCATGATATAAAAAGGCTCCCCTTCGGGGCGCCCCCTCCTGGGATCCCCAAAAATAACTTTAAGATTGTTTACGAAAATGCTTGACAAACTCGGGAAACTCCTGTATTCTTTTAGTATAAATAAAAATCCCCTAAAGAAAGAGATAACATGGCACACGAACTAGAGATTGGTGCTAACGGAGAAACTGCTTTTGCTTCTCTGCGTGAACCTGCTTGGCATGGACTAGGCACTGTATTTACCGAGGAAGTTTCTACTGCTAAGATGTTGGAACTTGCTCACCTTGATAACTGGAATGTTCGTTTGGAAACTGTTGGTATTCCTGATACCTTTGCTAGTGACAAGGACTATTTCTTCGTTACCCGAACTAACCCATTCGACAAGACCCAGAATGATGTTCTTGGCGTTGTTGGTGAGCGTTACAAGGTGCTTCAGAATGAGGACTTGTTTACCTTTGGTGACAACCTGCTAGACGGTGGCAGTCGTTGGGAAACTGCTGGCTCTATCAAAGGTGGTAGGCAGGTATTTGGTTCGCTTGCTCTTGAGCGTGAAACTGTTCTAGACCCAAATGGTGTTGGTGACAAGGTAAAGACTTATCTGCTAATCAACACCTCTCACGATGGCTCTGTGGCTATTCAGGCTTCGATTACTCCCGTTCGTGTTGTCTGTGCCAATACCCTAAACATGGCTCTCTCTAGCCTAAAGGGTAAGAAGAAAGACGCTCCAAAACAGACTTTCAAAATCCGTCACACCGAAACTGCCGAGGGTAAGATTGCTGTTGCCCGAGAAGCACTTGGTATGGCTAATGCCTACATGGACGAGTTTGATGTTATGGCTAAGGCTATGATTGAGAAGACTGTTACCGACAATGAGTTTTTGAAGATTATTCAGTTGGCTTACCCTGCCCCAGAAAAGGACGCTAAGGGTAGTTTCAAGAAGTATGACGCTAAGGTAGACATGCTTCAGGGTATTTACAAGGGTGCTTACAATGACACTATCGCTGGCACTGCTTGGGGTGCGTTCAATGCTCTTACCGAGCGTTTGGATTGGTATCGTTCAGCACGAGGTGGCTCTAATGAGAGTATTCTCGCTTCGGCTTCTGGTTTTGACCCTGTTGTAAATGCTGAAAAAAACCGTTTGCTTCAGATTGTTCAGAGTGTGGTTATGGCGTAAGCCATAGCCCACCTGGGTCTCCTTATATTCTAGTAATGGAATATAGGGGGATCGGGGCGCCCCCCCGTTACAAAACATTTATAAATTCTTTTACGAAATGCTTGACAATCTCTGGAATGTCTGTCATACTTAGTTTATAAAGAAAAGGACAACCCCAATGCCTAACTACCGTATCCAAGTAACCGTAAACTTTGACTATGAGATTGAAGCCGATAATGAGGCAGACGCTGAAGAGCAAGGTTGGAAATGGGAAGACTATACCCCTTGGTCTGATGTTTATTCCATAGATGTTGAAGAACTAGAGGAAGATGAAGAAGATGAATAAGATTGCCCCACATTTCAATCATAATATTGTTGTTGCTAAGTATTCTGGTTTGAATGGTGAACCAATACACTACTCTGTTGAGTGCGAAGATTGTTTTGAAGTATTGGCGGATGAAGATGTATAAGTGCGATAAGTGTGGCACTACTAGCAATAACCCTAGTGATGTTTTTCTATCTTTCTTTTGTTCAGTATGTGCTAGGAGTAAAAAGTGAGTAACCCCATTATCCATGTTTATAAGCACAAGAATGAAACTTTAGACACTTACTCTTGTAGTATGTGTGGCAAGGTATGGAAGTCTACCGCCAAGCGTATCGGTCATAGGCAACAGGCTTGTGATAACTACTATCGGAAGAATGGCTAATGATTAGTGAATACCGAAAACTTTTAGACCTAATAATGTCCGAGGGTCTTGCTAAAATAGAAGCACTAACAGATGAACAACTACGAGAGGTAATGTCAGATGATTGACCCTAATGACATAAACAAACAGTATTTTACTGACGGTGTAAAGTATGCCCTAGAGTATTTTCGTGATGAAGTCTATGGTGACGGAGTAGCGGAAACTGACCTTTGGAAAGATTATTTTGGTTGCGATGAATGTAGCCTAGACAGTGAGGATTGTAACTGTAATGATTAGTGTTGATACTACTAAGCCTTTGGCTAATCCGTATAATCTTGCTACCGATTTGGTAGAGCAGTTGCCAGAGTTGTATGAGGCTATGCACCGAGCAGAAGCAGACGGTGATAGTTTCTATGACTATCTTGATGGACTTATTTCTGCAAAACTATCTGTCCTGTTTGCTATCGGGGTAGACCCAAAAGACATTCCACAAGACCCCTATGGAGAATAATGAACACTTGCTATAAATGTGAAAAGCCTTTGGACTATGACCCAAAGTATACTGTTCACCCACTATGTGATACCTGTAATGATGATTTTATGGATTGGTTGAGGAATCAAATTGGATAATGAATACGTATTGGAACTATTTGAGATGTTTCATAAAGGTGAGATTGATGCATCAGATTTGATGGCTGATTTAGATATTGGTGGATTTGATGGAGATTTGTTAGAGTTTCTATAGGCTACCCCTTCGGGGGCGCATCCTCCCAATATAAATACCAGGATCTATAAACATAAAAAAAGAATTACGAAAGACTTGACATTTTCCCGAAAGTCTGTCATACTTTATATATAACCCCAAGAGAAAGAAACCCCAAATGCACACTTTACAGTGGATTGCCATTCATGCAGAAGATGATGTAACCGAAGACTATGATGTTGAAGAGCAAATGGAAGACGCTTTCAACGAACTTCGTGGAACCCTTGAGAGTTATCTAGAGGGTGAGTATAACGGTGCTTGGTATGACTGGATGGTCGTAGGCGGTGGACGCTGGAATGACAATGCTGACCCATACAGCGATGGCGATATGTCTATGGTTATCCATGATACTGACGCTATCAAGGCTAAGGTAGAAGAGTGTCTGAAGTATCGTGTTGTCGAGTTCAATGACTACCGCAAGTCTTTTGACAATGCCTCTATTGATTTGTCTGCTAAGTTAGATAGTTATGACGGAACCACTCAGTATAGTTTTGACCTTTACCCTCTCAACAAGATGATTGATATGTTGCAGGGGGAATGGGACTTCAATTCTAAATTCTATGACATTACCCACTACTCTACCAATCCAAAGTTTATGCTTGACAGCATCGCCTCTGGTGATGTAAACTGGTATCTCATTCCCGTTGATTTCCACTTCTAAGGAGAACCCTAATGGAATATAAAATTACACTAGTTCATTCACCAAGTGGTCAGTATCTAGAGTTTTATGCTGACCTTGATGAGTTTGATGAACAAGATATTGCTGATGATATTATTTCTAATTGTTACGTTTCTGTAGAATGTGTGGAGTAGAAAATGACTAAGATTTATACACAGGACGCTTGGGTTCGTGAGTTTCAGCCTATGGTAAATCCTAACAACAACTGGGGCGAGGGTGCTACCTATTCATCTTGGGAAACATATGGAGATGATGATGAGTATGTTCGTCAGCAGGACAATAACTTCGTTTGGACTGAAGTAGACGGTGAGAATGGTTGCTACATTATTTCAGGATATCACTGGGTAAACCGCATTCATTACTTTATTACTAATAAACCTTGGACTG